GCATTACCGAAGACCCTCGCATTACCGTAGGCCCACGCATCGCCGTTGACCCACGCATTACCGAAGACCCTCGCATTACCGAAGACCCTCGCATCGCCGTTGACCCTCGCATTACCGAAGACCCTCGCATTACCGTTAACCCACGCATCGCCGTTGACCCACGCATTACCGAAGACCCTCGCATTACCGAAGACCGTTGCATTACCGTGAACCCACGCATCGCCGTTGATCCACGCATTACCGAAGACTCTCGCATCGCCGTTGACCGACGCATCGCCGTTGACCCTCGCATTACCGAAGACCCTCGCATTACCGAAGACCGTTGCATTACCGTGAACCCACGCATCGCCGTAGTGCGACAGGTTGCTTTCGCTCTCGACCCATCCGCCTAGGTGCCCCGTCTCGACATCATTAAAGTCCTTCGTGGCGACAATCTGGTAAAGAGTGATTCCGTCAATCTCTTTTGTGTTTTCAGTTAGTTTATATTTCATGATTCTCGCGTCAAATTCGTGTTTGTTTTAGTCTGGTTTCATCCGGGGTCAAGAATAAATTTCGAGATATTTTGATTCATTTTCAGGTTCAACCGCTTCCGGTTCCTTCATGTCATTGCTGCCATATTGGCATTTCCTATAAATCTCGGCAATCATCATTGCGAAAGACTGGTCGAGTCCCGCCATATTTAAGACCCTTTCCCGCGCCCACATTGCGGTTGCGTGGCTTGAGCGGTTGCACCTGTCTGCCGCGTCTTGGTAAGAGTGATAATCGGCCCACGCTGCCATTACTACATGTCGGGCAAGGGACGGTGTTTTAGTTCGCCCTGGCCCTAAGATGTCCTCACGGTCAATTTGGAACGCAAGGGCTGTCTCATCAACTAAGAGGTCAAAGTCCGAGATCACCCTGCGCCCCCTTTCGCGTTGCCTTGGCGATTGCGGCGCGTGCTTCAGCCATGCGGTCCGCGTTTATAGGGTCCGCCAAGTATTTGTCACCAAGCAGATTTTCCAAGGCTTCCAGCATATCAGGGGCAGCGGAAATCAGGTTGAAATTCGCTTGGTTTTCCACCATCCTGTCCCATGTAATGCCGATAATTCCAGCGATAGGGATTTCTCCGGCGTAAATCGCGCATCCCGATTGGCTCCAAGGACCGGGTGTGTGTGTCACTTTGCACCCCCTTTCATCAGTTGAGCATCGCGCCGGAATTGTTTTAGGATGTTAGCCGCGAACTTCCGGGAGATTTCACCCCATGCCGCACCGATAAACAGGGTAACGTCCTTTTTGGTAACACCGTTTTCTCGCCTCCATGCCGCACGGGTGACGCAGATTGTTGATTCTCCTAAACCGTATTGATTAACGCTTTCTGATTTGTGTATTCTCATTTCGTTTAGTTTCTATTGGTTTGTTTTTTTGTAATGTTTAGCCATATCAAATCCGGCGAGGGCGCATGCATCGGCCCATGCGTAATGTGAAGGCGGTTCCTCCATATCCTCCCATGCGTCCCGGCAAGCCTCGCCATGTAGCCATGCCAAGCGGTCGGCCATCATTTCGGGCGGTTGCTCCTCGTCCGTTTGCTCGTCAATCTGCTTCCACCAATGGGAAGCGGAGTGTTTCTTGCATCCGTCAGCCATGAATCGCTTCACGGCCTGTTCATGCGCCCCCAAGGGACCGCCAAGGGCTTCGGCGGGTTCATCCCTCCCGTCATTGCATAGAGGGCAGGAGCTGTCAGGATCGGGCCAGTGACGACTCCCGCATCGAGTGCACGCAAAGTTCATGCTCCCACCCTTTCCAGTGATGCGAATATTTCTGCCATGTCTTTTTCTAGCTCTACGCGGCTTCGCTTTTTCTGCTGCTTCACGGAATAACCCGCCTTGCGTATCTCCCGAAGAAAGCTCGGAAGTTGCGCGGTGAATACTTTTCCGGTTCCGTCTGTATGCGCTGCGATTTCCCGCCAAGCATCCTCCCCGGCTTTGCTTTGCGGAATGAATGCGGTGAAAAGCCCTTGCTTCAAATAAGTCAAATCGAGGTTCATGCGTCCCCCTTTCCGGTTGCCTTGGCGATTGCGGCGCGGGCATTTTTCCACATTGCGCGGTCGTAGCTGTCGGCCTCCCGTGGTTCTTGTGGCATGAGCATCCGCAAGGCTTCCAGCATATCAGGGGCAGTAAATGCCGTTTTCTTCACGTCTGGCGTTATTTTGATTCTCATAATGTTTTTAAGTATTGGCGAGGGTTCGAACCTCGCCGGGTTAGTATTTAGAAGCTGGAAACAATCACTCCGCCGTCGAACTCGATAAGCGTCCCGCGGTCCGCGATGAACTCCCGGATTGCATCGTCAGTTTCCTCGGTTGAATCAAAAATACCGATCTCGGTCTCGACCCGCTCCGGTCGCCCAAAATAAGCTAGGGAAAAATCCATCAAGCTGCGGAATTCCGGAAAATCGCAGCGGATGGCGCAAACGTTCAATTCCATTTCCTCGCCAGTTTCCTCTTCGCGCTGTTCCAAGTATTCCGCCAAGGCTTTCGCCCCGTTCCATGACCAAGCGGCATTTTGATCTGATTTGAGGGCTCGGGCGATGGCTGAGGTATCAAGTGTAGTTTTCATCGTAGTTGATTTGTTTTAAGGTGTGAAATTCGCCCTGCATCGCGGGCAGCGCTTGGATGTGAAGAGATTGGCGACAAATCGTCAGCAATCAAGAGAAAAAACAATTTATTTTTAGGCCATGAAAATGGCGGAGACGAGCCAAGCGGCAGAGATAACCGCTGCAATGCTCAGGGCGATTCCCGGAGCTTTACGCGGTCCGAAAATTGCGGCCATTGCGACGAATGCCACGGCGGCGATAATGAAAATGGAGGATTGCATTGGATTAATGGGATTAAAGTGGAAGGCAAAGCTCGAATCCGACAAGTGCATTGGCAGAAGCGGCATTTAGCAGGACAAATCGACCGCGTGAGACAAGAGGCAAGTCGCCCCGCTCGTTATAGACGGGACATGCGGAAAAGCCCCCGTTTTCCGTTCGCCGGATTGCGTAAAGCGTCCGCCCCTTGGCTAGCCATTGCCGCCCGTCGTCAATTGCCGCTTGAAGCTCAGCGGGGCAAAACTCGATTCCCGCAAGTTTGATATTTTCTTCGATTGTTTGCATTGTTGGAGTGAGTGTGGAGTCAGAAGTCCCCGCCATACTGGCATTCGTCAAATTTGGCAGCGTCAAAATCACGGCTTTCTTGCTTGCCACAGTCCTCAGCGTCGCAAGAAACGGACTTGGCGGATGGATTATAAAAGACTTGGCTTCCTCGCTTCACGGGCCTTTTACAGCATGCGCAAGTAGAGTCAAACTTGGCGGAGATCCACTTTGGATCGCTTGAATAGTAATTGGTTTTCATCGTTGGAGTCTGGTTCGGTGTAGCGTTGCGTCGTGCAACTGAGAAGAGACTAAATCACGGGCGGAGTTTGTCAACAAACAATCCACTCTAAATCAAAAATAATTTCAAGACATGAGCAAACCCTAGGAAATACAAGGCTCAGGCGGTACATGTACGGACCAAGTCGCAAGCAAAAGAGCGATGTCAGCGTACGAAGAAGAAGCCAAGCTCAGCGCACCGTGGTAGCTAGCTTATAGGTTGTTGTCGGTCTTAAGTAGGGAGATGGGAAGAGCAAGCAGGATAGAGGCATGAAGAATCACTCCTGAAATCCATTGACTCACTGAAAAGATAAACTCAACGCGCGTACAATCTCAGGCTTAGTAATCATGCGAGGGAAAGGGCTTGTACAGTCTTCGCTTCGCTTCGACGTACCTTTATGTACTTGTACGATGCTTTATGGGCTTGTCCCAGCTACGCTCCGCTCCGCTGTACGATAGGGAGCATACGATGGATAGGGGCTTGTACCCGACTTCGCTCCGCTTCGTCGAAGGATAGGTGATAAGTGATCATCCTTGTCTCTCTTCCAGATGGATTATACTCAGACTTTCGGAAACGTGTCAAGCTCGGTTAGAAATAGACATGAGACAGCACCGAAAACGGGAATCTCACGAGGATCGATTCTGGCGCGATTGGCGCGATTCTGGCACTATTGCAAGGCCGGTCGATTCAAAGCGATTTTAGACTAACTGCTCTCTAACATACGACTTGGCACACGGATTCACAAACGCAACGAATAAGCAGGTGCAAGCTACATACGACAAGCTAGCCAAGCGGGTGATTCAAACGAGCGTTTAACATGGACACGGCATGACAAGCGAACGATCCAAACAAGCGTTTCAAATAGGAGATGGCTCGATACATTACCGGCGCGCTAAGGATTCACGACGATGCGGCGATGGCGATATGGCTATATGACTACGCGGTTATATTCCTGCATGGTCATAGAGTGGGGGGGGCGGGGGTCGAGCTTCTGGCGCAGTGGAAAATCCTGAGCGGTCTAGTAGCCAAACAAAAAATGCGTAAAGGGGGCCATTGTGCTTGACGCTGGATTAATTCGTGAGTAGGAGGGGGCATGACTGAGAGCGTGCTTGATCCGTGGTTGATGCTTGGGGATACGTTGGAGCGCATGAAAGAGATCCCAGATGGGAGCGTTGACATGGTAATGGCGGATTTGCCTTATGGGACGACGCAGAACAAGTGGAACTCGGTGATTCCGTTGGAGCCGCTGTGGAAAGAATATTGGAGACTCTTGAAGTCCAATGGGACTGTTGTGCTTACAGCCCAGACCATGTTCACTGCCTCGTTGATGGTTTCTAGCCCAAACGAGCACAGATACAATTTGATTTGGGAAAAGACAAAAGCCGGAGGTTTCCTGAATGCAAGAAGAATGCCTTTGCAGGCGCACGAAGACATTGTTGTGTTCTATAAGTCCCTTCCCACCTACAACCCACAAATGGAACCGGGCAAACCTTACACCAAAAAGGCCGTTTCAAATGGCGACGGGAAGAACTATGGAAAGTTTGACAGACAAGGCAAAACCGCTGTGAATAGAGGTGAGCGTTTTCCGCGCAGCATTCTAAAAATCGCCAACGACAATCATGGGTCTGTCCACCCCACCCAAAAACCCGTAGCCCTGATGGAATATCTTATACGCACCTACACCAACGAAGGGGAAACAGTTCTGGACAATACCATGGGTAGCGGAACTACTGGGGTTGCGTGCGTGAATACGGGGAGGAGATTCATCGGCATTGAGCGTGATGAGGAATACATGGAGATCGCCAAAGATCGCATTAGTCTTGCAATCGAATCCAAGTTACCTATTACCGAATGTAGTTGACAACGACATAATATATGGTAGTTTTCGCGTGAGCCGATGCGTGTTGCGTTGGTGATACTTTAATATATTATGTCTAGTCCCGTATCGTACGACCTGCAGGGTCAAGGTGGAGGCATTGTGCTTTCGACTGCTGCTACCACTTATACAGGCAAGATCCGCTGGATTCAGGTTGTGAATGACGCTGTGCTGGCTACTGTGGCAAGTGCGTCTGGGAGCATCACTGGGGCAACGCGATTGACTGCCATTACGCTTCCTGCTGGCTTGGGTATTGGTGGTGACTTCAGCCAAGTGATTCTGACATCCGGCGTGGTGATCGTTTACTACGCGTAATGTCCCAGTTCGCCCAGAGTGGTAGCGCGATGGACTCTGCGATTGGCGAGACTGCTGATCGTGGATTTGTGAGCGTTAATCAAAGACTTCAACTTAACCAGCTCAAAGAGGGCGAGGTGAGAGAGTCGTTGAATGGGCGCATGGAGGGGTATTGGAAGCCACGTAAAGGAGTGGTTGAGAAGACGAGTGCGTTGACCACTGGACAGACACCGTTGCAGTTGCCATTCTACTTGATTGATTCTGCTAAGACCATCTCCAATGTAACAATCCCTATCACTGGGACTGTGCGTATTACTGTAAATTCTCACGGATTTGCTGCTGCAAGCTCTGGGTGGGCTACGATTACTGGACTAGACGCTTCGTTTAATGGAAGCTACTTGCTTACTTATGTCGATGCCAACACGCTAAGCTACGCGATTGCTGGTGTTACTACTGCTCCAACTGACGTTTCCGGCACACTGTCACAGATGCCAATTAACGACAATGCCAATGCCAACGTAAGGGCTTCGTGCTTATTTAGTGATCCCAATACGAGCAACAAGGAATACGTGATCGTGGCAATGGACACGGTTGCTAAGAAGATTGACTTGGCTACTTTTGCTGTTACTGACATCCCGTATCCATCTGGGCAATCGCTTGGTGGTGATACTGAGATGATCCAAGTGTTCGACAAGGTGATGCTATTCCGTGATGGGCAACAAGCATTTGAGTGGTATCCAAATGGAAGGCCTATCTTGTCAGCATCACAAGCTGGAACGACTACCGTAACAATGTCAGTGCGCGAGCACGGACTGCTGGTTGGGACAAGCATCACAATTGCTGGCCTTACTGGTGGAACTCCTGCAAATGGGACGTTTGCGGTCGCATCAGTAGTCGATCAGGACACGTTTACCTATGTGTTCACCACCAGCCAGAACCTTGCGTTTGG